CCTTAGCGAGAATTCCTTCACTGTTTGCCTATAGATCCTAGCACCATAGTTTTCCTTAATTTGTTGTCTTGTTTTATCATCTGCGGCCATAGCTTGCGCGTGATTGCTTTCTATACCTAAAAGGCTCTTGATAGTAGTAGCACGGCTAATAATTGACTGGTTTCTTGTGTTTGCAATATTATTAACTAAATCCTGCTCTTTTTGTAGCATTGAGATTCTTAACTTACCCGTGGCTATTGATTGCAGCTCTGCGGCGGCCTTTTCTCTGTCTACAAGAAGCGTCTGCAATTTAAGTGCTTTCAATGCTGCCTCTTGTCTTGCTCTCTTAGCCCCCCACGCATTCGCTTTTCTAATAGCAGCGTCACGCTTGGCAGTTAACTTATCCTCTGCCTTTCCTGCGTTTTCGATATAAGCTGACATGCCAGAATAAACAGCGGCCCCAACTGCTAGCGCTGCTGCAATTTTTAATATATTAGCCGGGTTCATAATAGACTGGGCAACTGAAGCGGCTGCACTTAATGCGAGTTGAGCTTTTGCGGCAATCTCCGTTGCATTAGCTAATATATAGAAAACAGCGGCTGCACTTCCGATACCTGCTAGGGCTGATATTAAGGTTCCAGTATTATCTGCAGCAAATTCTAAAGCCTCTCCCATATTATAAATTGCAACATTAGTAGCAGGTAGTAAAGTTTGACCTACTGCTACTTGAAGATGGCCCCATTCATTAGCCAATTTAGCCAGATTCATCGATGTAGTTCTAGCGCCACCAGCACCCTTATGTATTTGATTAAGACCTTTTGTTAATTTAGGGAAGAACTCACGAGCTGTTAAATCCCCTGCTTCTACTAATGACATTAATCCTTTATAGTTCAGATTCATTCCTATTTCTGATGCTTTCATCGCAGTCGGTAACTGTTGACCAAACTGAGTCTTTAATTCCTGCATTGAAACGACGCCTTTACCCGCCATTTGTTCCAACGCTAGGAACATAGAGTTGACTGATTGTTGACTAGCACCCATTTGGCTAGCTGCTCTAGATACTGCCTTAAAGAGGTCTTTCTGATCCTCCAGCGCGATTCCGGCACCTGTTGCGGCTGCAGTGAAACCACCAAAACTCCCTATTAATCCATCAAAAGAAACGCCTAATTCGTTCGCTGTTTCCCTTACAAATTTAATAGATTCTGCAGCACCACTTTCGCCAAGGGTTACAGCTATTTTGGCTGTCTGCTTCTGAAATTCAATTGCTTTCTTTGTTGACTGTGTAAGTGCTACACCTAAAGCAATGATGCCTGTAATAGTGGCAGCTTTGATTGCAGCTTTACTCAGTCCGCCACCTTCAAACACACCTCTTGCCTTTGTGCTTTCTGCTGTTGCTTTCCTGATCTCCTTTGCAAGCTGTTTATATCTAGTGCTACCTATCTTTACCTGTCTAATCTCTTCTTTAAGGCTTGTAATCCTCATTTCTAGGCCGCCTAAAGTGCCTTTTCGCCTGATAAAACTACCCTTTTTAGCTGCCTTTAGAGCATCATAAGCTGCCTTAACTTTTTGAGCTTCTTGTTGTTGTAGCTTAAGATCAGCAGCTCTAGCGACTTTTAGCTTCTTTGTGGCTTTGGTAACCGCTTCTATCTGTAGTTTAAGTTCAGCAGCTCTTTTTGTTTGCTTCTTGAATCCACTGATACCTCTTAAACTCCTGCCCGCTGCTCCGTAGTCTTTCCACTTAGAAATTAATGCATCAAGTTCTTTTTGCTGTTTTTTCAAAAGTACGAGCTTGCCTTTTAAACCTGCAAAATCCTCTCCTTCCGTGCCACTTATGACAGACCTATTAACACTTTTGCCAGCATCTGCTGCTATCTTCTTAACTTGATCAAATTGCGACCTAAAGGAAGATAAATCAAGACTAATATCAAATAGAGCCTCACCTAGGGAGATACCAGCCACTTAACACTCAAAGCTAATATAAAGTTGCCTTACATCTTGGCTAGCATGGATTTGAGGGTAAGCAATGGCGGCAGTCTTTTAAGCGCTTTGGATATCCAGTTTCTAGCAGGCCATTGATTGTTCTTAGTCTGGTAACCCTTTAGGATGTAGAGCGAATATGGAACGTTCCAGGTAAAGCGATAGGAACCGCTACCAGTCTTTCTGCGTTGAATGCTTCGCCTAAATGCACCACTGTCAATGATGTCTCTGTTGCCGCTTTCTATTATTTCACGACTATTTTTGCTAGACATCCCACGAGTAGTAGCAGCAGGCCAATCGAATTGCTTTTTACTTATTTCTTTTGTAAACTGAGCTTCTAATCTTTGAGTATATTTAGCAAATGCAACAAAAATCTTACCTTCTAATTCTTCTGTGTCAATTGTTAGCGTAATCCCTTCACTTGTGTGAACTTCTTTTGTCATTATTACTCCTGACGGACAGCATCAAGTATCACCGCATGACCTATAGCTTCTTCAGTCTTTTTACCAATACCTTTGCGACCATGAGCACCCCTTGCAGCAATTAGGGTAACGTCATAAGTTGAACCATCATCAATTGACAATGTACCTAGCATTCCTTCTACAATTTTATCATCAAGGATAGTCGGATCTGTCACATAACCTTGAAAGCGTGAAGTTCTGACATCTAGACCTGATAAATCCTGACCAACTGTTGCACCACTTTCTGCAATGAATACACGATAGGCCGCGCTAACAACATTTGCAACAACATTGCCGGTGTATTGGTCGGTAGTGGTGCCGCTAGTGGGAAGCTGAAAAGTTAACTCCCCATTGGCGAAATTAGCAAGCGGGCTAACCATCAATCAAATCAAGTTGCATCAGTATGGGTGTAGGCACCATAACCCTGTAAAGTAAAGCTCACAGTAGCGATTCCGCCGGCTTCAATTGATTCACTAAAGTCGGTAATGATGCCGATACCAGCGTGCTTCTCAATAGTCGTCACCGACGCTCCTGGATCCGGGCTTTCCCTATACCATTGGCAATAACTGCCAGTTGGCGCACCGTAGGCCAGGTCCTTTAACAAAATATAACCAGCGTCAACTGTGTCCAAATTCATAGACATCGGGATTGAGTAGCTCTGGCTAGTAGCAACTGCCTTAGTAAAGCCGCCAGTTGTTGAGTAATCAGTAACTTCCTCTGTTTCTGTAGAGCCTTCTATACCGGCGTTTGTAAGATTTGCAATTTCTGTCATCCCACTGTCACTGGTCGGGTGCGAATCATCGGCGGTTGTGGCGGTTTTCAGCCATAATTGATAACCAATAGCGCTCATAAATGCCATGACTGCAAATTCCGTTGATGTGGTGGTTTGCGTTAAGTTGCCAACTATCAGAATTCAAGAGCGTAATAAAACTGCTTGCTCACCAATACCACTAGCAGAAGAGAATCGACCGTCATAAGCAAGCGCTAGCGATAACTGATCCCGCCAATAGGACTGCTGGCTACGAATGCCTGTGAGCTTGGCCTCTGGACTGCCGGTTTCCCATTCCAAAACATCAGCTTTGATTAGCGCTAGATCCTCCCCTGCCTTAGTCTCGAAGTTAGTCTCAAGTGTGTCTAGCTTGCCAATTGCAGTTTGTGCAGAGGTAATCTGATCTGTGGCGGCGGAATCCATCAAAAATGACAGTTCCTCTAGTGCCATTGCGGTAGCAGGGATTGAGAGATGACGGCGGATCTTTTCCTTATCAGTAGATACCCAAGCCATAGCAAAGAAGTCTTTTTATTAGGTTGCCGTCAGCTTTCGCTATAATTACCCCATGACGGAAGAAACCCCTAAAACCACAACATCAAAGAAAGAATTAACCGCCGATAGATGGAATGCACCCCCAATGCTTACCGGCCCAGAGGAAGTAGCGCCCATAGACAACATCAAGCCAGGGGAACCGGGATTCTTAGAGGCACTGGCTAAAAAGTCTAATTTCCAGTTTGACGAATAGAATCGTTATAGGGCCTTTAGGAACACATTAACCACCTTCATTGTCGTTCCTCCTATTCCCTGTAACGTCGCGCCATGACTTACTCGCTTAACCTTATAAGCACTATTTTTAGGGATTAATACTTCTGATTCCTCCATTGGGTTAAATACGTCAACAGGTGCTCCGCGTTTGTTTTGAACATGAAGAATAACGGCAAACTTGCCTGATACAGGTGCATTTTCTCCAGTCGCGAAACCTTCTGCTACGGGTGCGTAGGCTGTCCAGGATTCAGTCGCTACTGACTTGGCCCCAGAATCTAGTCTAGCTATAAATTCATCAGCTTGTTGCTTGGAGCTAAAGTTTATACCCCTATGCACTTCGCCTTTGTAGATAGGTGCTCTATCAATGAAGTCTTCAATGCTGTCAGCTACATCTTTATAGCCCTGTATGTAATCCTTGTTAGATAAGTTAG